TATAAGGCAAACTTCACAGTGTATTCTGACACAGACTTTTATAAAGTGAATGAAAAACCACTAGGAACTGACAAAGTAAACAGTGAACTAGATGAGTGGTTTGAGTGTATTAACCTTAAATATACTACCATTTCCCTTATAAATAGAACTATATTAGATAAAACCCTTGACAAAAGAGTTGAAACCTGATATAATAAGACTTTATATTATGCATTATGTGGATAAGAACGACAATACAATAACATACGATATATACGGAGAAAAATACAATGTCATTCGAAGCACTAAAAAGAAGTCGAGGCAATTTCGACAAACTAACTAAAGAGTTAGAAGTACTTAACAAACCAGCAACATCACAAAACTCTAGCAAAGACGAAAGATTTTGGCGACCAGAACTTGATAAGTCAGGTAACGGTTATGCTGTAATCAGATTTTTGCCAGCAGTAGAGGGTGAAGAATTACCATGGGCAAGAGTATGGTCACATGCTTTCCAAGGTCCTGGTGGTTGGTACATCGAAAACTCACTTACTACAATGAACAAAAAAGATCCTGTGTCTGAGGAAAACAGCAAACTGTGGAACTCTGGTGTAGAATCTGATAAAGAGATTGCACGTAAGAGAAAAAGAAAACTAACATACTATACTAATATTATGGTAGTTGCTGATCCTAAGAATCCTGAGAACGAAGGTCAAATCAAACTGTTCAAGTTTGGTAAGAAAATCTTTGACAAGATTACTGAGGCTATGCAGCCAGCATTTGAAGATGAGAAACCTTTAAACCCATTTGATTTTTGGGAAGGTGCAAACTTCAAATTGAAAATCAGAAAAGTTGATGGTTATTGGAACTATGACAAATCTGAATTTGAATCACCATCGAAACTTGCTGAAGACGATGACAAAATTGAAGCAACTTGGAAACAACAATTTGCTTTGAAAGAGTTTTCAGATCCAAGCAACTTCAAATCATATGATGCTCTAAAAGCGAGATACGAGAAAGTTGTATTCGGAACTGGAAACACTGCAACCGCTGATAAAATTGAAACTCCCACCGTTAATGATGAGGAATCAGCACCTGTAGTGAAAAGTGAAACAAAACCGTCTAGCGCACCTACTAAGTCATTTGACGACAGTGGTGACGATGACACTATGGATTACTTCTCAAAATTAGTAGAAGAAGACTAATCCACATTCTCTCCTGTTTTACTTTATAGGTTTGTCGCTCAATAGACACGCCGGCGCCCACGGTTAGGCGCCATTTTTATTGACTAAATAGAAATATGGAATTATTCTTTGACATCCTAGTTAAATTTGGATTGCCAGTCGCAGCTGCTGTGACTATGGGTATTTTCATATACGTAATTTTAACTTACATCCTTGCAGGCGTTGTAGGACAAGTTAAATCCATTACTGGTATTATAGCATCTTTAGATAATAGAATTAAAACTATGAACCATGATATGATTAAACTTGATTTGCTGGTGTCACATGCCTTGGGATTAAAACCAGATATGGACAGACTGAGTAGGTCTGACGGAAAAGAAGACGCCAGAAAAGACTAAAATGGACATATTACAAATACTCGAGCAATACGGTTTCGCTACTGTAGCGGCTGTTGCTATGGGATATTTTATCTGGTTCATCTATCAATATGTCACTACACAAATCATTGAAAAACTAGATCAGACAATGAAAGTATTGATTGCTCTAATTGACAGAGTGAGAATGCTTGACAACGATATAATCCGATTGAGATCCAAACTCAATACAGCCTTAGAACTCAAAGAGAAGAACAAGAAGCAAGATACAGACTTATAAATAGTGTGTATGAGGTCACTATTTTTAATCCTAGGTACACTTGCGTTCGTTTCCGTCATTACCGATACACGGTCTAGCGAGATGGTACATGAATTTTCTAATCCGTCATTTTCGGGCAACGGATACAGCACACACGTTTTATCTATTGAACAATTAAGATACAATAGAGAGAACCAAATCAAAGACGATGAAAAGTCTGCGGCTGCAGCTGCAAAGAGAGATGAAGAAAATACTACAATCAACAAATTCATTAAGAACGTTGAAAGTCGTATCTATGCAAATCTATCAAAGCAGTTAGTTGATAATATGTTTGGTACTACTTGTACAGGCGAATGTCCTACATCTGGTACTGCTGAAGTAGAAGGTTCTACAATCTATTGGATTAAAGATACAACGACAGAAATAATTACACTGACGATTACAGATCCAAATGGAACTGTAACTACTATGTCTGTGCCATTGGGGGATTTCCAGTTTTAGTATGATTATAAAATTGTTGGTAGCTTTAGGATTATTTTGTGGACTAGCGGGCTGTTCGACTACGAATCAGCCTGATATTTTGTATGGCGATTTGCCATCATCAATTACTACGTCTACAGTAGAAAGTCTATATGCGATACCAAAACTAAATCAACCAAAGATTACAATCGCAGTGTACAATTTTCCTGACAGGACAGGTCAGAGAAAACCAAATACAAAATTTTCACAACTGTCTACAGCTGTAACTCAAGGAGCTGAAGTGTGGGTTATCTCTGCCTTGAAAGCTGTAGGAGGTGGAGAATGGTTTAAAGTCGTAGAAAGACAAGGACTAGATTCACTAATAAAAGAAAGACAGTTGATACGTTCTACACGTGAGTTATATGATGGTGAGACAGATAAAACTGTATTGAAACCACTAGTGTTTGCCGGATTAATTATTGAAGGTGGTGTTGTAGGATATGATTCAAACATATTATCTGGAGGTGTGGGTGCCAGATATTTTGGGATCGGCGTAAACGAGCAATATCGTGTCGATCAGGTAACAGTTTCGCTACGTGTCGTTGCAGTACAAACAGGTGAAGTTTTAGTCACTGTTTCTGCAAGTAAGACAATAGCGTCACATAGTAAAGGTGGCGATGTATTCAGGTTCTTAGACATGAGTACAAAAGCACTGGAACTAGAAACTGGTGTCGCAACAAACGAGCCAGTAAATTATGCCGTACGTTCAACAATCGAATACGCTGTGTTGAAGATGATACACGAGGGTATAGCTTGTGAACTATGGTCTACTATCGATGAAGACTATAACAAGACTTTATCGGAAATTAAACAGGAGAAGGAAGATGTTCGCTAAGATACTCATATTATTGTTGATAGCATTACCGGTATATGCTAATGACATTTACGTGACACAATCGGGTGCAACATTAGACCTTGACATTACCCAAGACGGACAAAACAATACTGTAGGTAATAGTACAACATCATCAAGCGTGATTGGTGCTAATGCCACTATCGACATTGATCAAGTTGGTACTAGTAACGTTTTAAAGTTTGACGTAAACGGTGCAACGTTTACAGGAACATTCAGTACAACTGGTAACTCAAACGATATAGATTTCAATTGTGATAGTACAGGAAACAATTCTTCTTGTGCTACTGCCACTGCTTCAATAGTATGGGTAGGTAATTCAAACGATTTAGATATCGACATAGGTGAAACTGCTGACGCAGCAAATGCCACTGTAACAATAACAGGTGCCTCAGGAAGTGATAGTAACGTAGTTGCTTCAACTATTGATGGTAAATCTGTTATATTAACGTTATCCGTGAATGGTGACACAAATAATTACTTAATTGACATAGATGGTGATGGAGATTCTATTGGGCACACACTTATCCATACACATACGGGTTCAATTGCCGATGTGGACATAACGCAATCTGGTGTTTATGACAACATGATTACGTTAGTAACATCTGGTGACAACCATGACATCGATATTTCACAGACTGACTAATTGGATAATACTAGTATTATTATTATTCTCTACTGCTGGTCCTTTGTGGGCCAGCATAGGGAACGTTGATCAACTACAAGGTAACGGTGTTGTTGATCGAAAAGATGGTGACAGTGATATCAAAATCGAACAAGCCTTAGATATTTTTTCCTACGACACAATCAAAACAGGCAAAGGTAAAGTTGGTATTCTATTCATAGATGATACCAGAGTAGATGTTACGGAACATAGTAAATTAGTTATTGATGAGTTTATCTATGACCCAAATACACAGACTGGTGAACTATCTTTAAAAGCATCACTTGGTACAATACGATATGCATCAGGACAGATTGCTAAAAACTCAGCACAAAACATAACTATCAAAACACCTACTGCTACAATTGGTGTTAGAGGTACAGATTTTTCAATGACAGTTGATGAACTAGGTTCATCTACAATTATATTATTACCAAGTTGTGATGTAAAAGGTAATTGCGTTGTTGGTGAAATATCTGTAGAGAGTGCAGCTGGACAAGTTATACTTAATCAAGCATTTCAAGCTACAGTAGTTGATGTGCCTGAAAGAAAACCTATGGATCCTGTAATACTAGACTTAGACGAAAGTTTTATTAATAACTTGTTGATCATTGCAAAACCAAGAGACTTAGAAGATGAAGAATACAAACAAAAAGTAAAAGGTATTGCAAACGCATTAGATTTAGATTTCTTAGAATTTAACGAATTAGAAGTTGACTATTTGGAAGAAGATGAGAGCATGTATGTTAGTGGTTTAGATATAGACTTCTTAGAACAAAACTTCTTAGCAGATATTCTAAAACAAATCAATGAAGAACTAGCAATACAAATGTCAGATGAGTTTAAAAAACAAAAGAGAACTGGTGCTGTTGTATTTGGTAGAGATGAAGAAACTGGTGTCATTATATTAGATGAAGATCCAGATTATGTGTGGATAAGAGAAGGTGCTAGTGGTGCATATATAGAATTACGATTAGATCAACAATATGGTTATATACTAAATATTATACAAGACGATTTCGAAATGTACGATTTTCAATTAGGAGGCAATGACAATGAAATTACCATCATTCAAAATAATTAGCACAGTTATTTGGGTTGTATTTTGTTTGTTGTTATCGATTAGTTTTGCTTTTGCTAATACTATCTACATATTACAATCTGGTGATAGTGTAGATTTAAATGTTACACAAGACGGACAAAATAATGAGATCGAAGGATTAAATGGTAGTGGTGCAGCCATAGTATATGGCGCTAACAGTACAGCCACATTTTCACAAACAGGTGACAATAATCAAATAAGAGTATGGTCAGATTCCTCATCAGGTAAAAGTTCAACAAATAATCAAACAGGTAATAGTAATATTAGTTTAATAGATAATCACGGACAAGACAATACAATCACAACAAACGTAACTGGTAGTAATAATTACAACTTTAGCGAAATAGGTAATGGTGGTGATACAGACAATACGATTACAACAACCATAAATGGTGATAGTAATAATGTAATTGCTGAAGTACAAAACGGTGATAATAATGTCCTTGATGTACAAGTACAATCACAAAGTAATAACATTGTAAGACTTTATGTAAATGGTGATAATAACAATTCTAAAATATGGCAAGGCAAACACGAAGATGGTGACATAGACAATAACGAAACTGGTGACAATGATGCTTACTGGTATATCACTGGAAGTAATAACACCACAGCAAGTTATCAAACAGACGATAACAACAATGGTGGTCAATATACTTGGAATGATATAGACGGTAGTTCTAATACTGTAAAAATTACACAGCGTGGTGCTTCAGATCATTATAGTTGGTTAGATATGAATGGTAGTAATAATGATGTCACGGTATTACAACGTGGTAATAGTAATAAACAAACATCAACAATTACAGTAGATAGTGGGCATACAGTAGATGTATTTCAAAGATATGGCGATCACACAGCAACAATTAATTTATCAAATGCTGGTGGTGGCTATAATGTAGATTTAAATCAAACCGATTCGTCAAATAGATCATACTCATTGACTGGTACGTGTGCTAATTCTAATGGTTGTGCCGTCACTGTAACACAAAACTAGGGATATAAATATCATTATGGCAAGTGAATTATCTAAATTTTTTGAAGAAATATCAAGTGAGAAATCAAAGTTTGCAGAGAAGGTCAAAAATGACACTGATCTACAATCTATGTTTGGTCAAATAGCTGAACTCAAAAAAGAATCAGACAAAAGAAAAGAAGAAGTCGAAAAGAAATATGCTGTTCCTAATTTAGAGGAATCAAAACATAATCTACTTGACGAACTTATCAACATATCAACTAAGGTACAAGAACCAGAACCTGTTATTGTAACTCCAGCAGTAATACCCGACCCTCTACAACCTGAAGATAAAGTTATACCAGAAGAAGTTGAGATTAGTGCTTACAGTCATGTAAAAGAGAGAACACAAGAACCAAGTATTGTTGATCAGACAATTACACAAATTAAGAAATCAAATGTACAAGAGCAAGCAGAGAACGACAGACTAGAAAGAGAATTTAAAACATTTAAAAACTTAGTATCAAGGCAACTAGAAAGTTTAGGTGGTGGTGGTGCTGTCAATATACGTGACTTAGATGATATTGATAGAGCAACAGTATTAGTAGATGGCAAGTTTTTAAAATACAGATCAAGCGATGGTAAGTTTATTGGCGCTGATACGCCAAGTGCATTTAGTGGTTCGTTTACAGACTTAACAAATAAACCTACAACGATATCAGGTTATGGTATCACAGATTCTTTACAATTAGGTACAACTTCTACAACAGCACTAGCAGGTAATACTACCATACCTACAGCAGTAAGTCAACTAACAAATGATAGCAACTTCATATCAAACAGTATTGATATTGACAAACTTACATTAGTTGATACAACTGACGATAATACACCAGGACCAAGTATTGATTTACATAGAAACAGTCCTAGTCCAGCGAATGGTGACTATCTTGGTGAAATAGATTTCAGAGGGGAATCATCTACAAGCGTAACTAGAAGTTATGCACAAATCAAAGGTAAGATTGGTGATCCAACAAATACTAGCGAAGATGGTTTGATGGAATTTTGGATTAGAAAAAATGGTTCTAATACAGTAACAGCTAGAATAAATGAAAATGGTTTATTTCTTAATACAGGTTTTGATATAAAATTTGAAGGTGGTACTAGTGATGCATTTGAAACAACATTAACAGCAGGCACTGGACCGTCAGCAGATAGAACAATTACACTACCAGATTTAGACGGAACTGTGGTAGTGAACAATAGTGGCACAGTAATGATGTCAGGTCTACCAACCAGTGACCCTAACAACGCAGGACAATTGTGGAACGATAGTGGTACACTCAAAATTAGTGCAGGTTAAAAATGGCATATCTTGTAGTTAATACTCCACCCGTAGAGTTATTTGTTAAAAAAGAATATTTGTATGATTTACAACGAGGACATGGCGAACTCGTAGAAGGTATATGGGTTACTGCTAAATCTATACAAGGCAGAGCATTATACTTCGAAACTTACATACCTGAATATGGGGCATTGTTTGATAAACTACCAATCAGTGCATTTGTATGGAAGAAACCAGAAGAAGATTTACCACTAACAGAATTACAATTATGGGATTGTTTTAGTTACGATATCACTGTCGTTGAGAAACAAATGTTAAAAGGCAATCAGTGTAAATATCTATCACCAAGTAAGAAATGGTACAAAGGTTGGTATATGTTTACAATTGACAATGCAAACTCAACAAACTTAGAGAGAAACGTAACTTATAGTGAAGTGCCTACACAACACAAATCATTTAATATTATCAAACTAGAAAATGGTCACTTTGCAGCTCAACCAAATAATAGAGTTATATTCTATGACAAATCATATACACCTAGTAAACTAAAGTTTCCTGACTTTGAGGTATCGTCTATAGAGTATAGTGTAGAAGGTGAGCAAAAATGGACTGCTGGTGATGACACTAAGTTTTTCTACGAACTAAAAGATAGTGAAGAATGAAAATAGTAACCCACTGGTTATTTGCCTTAGTTACACTTATTATAGTGTCATATATTGGGTGGCAAGAACCACAAGTAAAGCAAATACTCAAACTTAAATCATTCGATTTACTGTTTCAATCACAACCAAAAGAGAAGTCGCCAGATATAGGCATAGTCACTATAGACGAAGCATCTATAGAGAAGTATGGTCAATGGCCATGGGATAGACGTGTCATTGGTGATCTATTAGTCAAGTTAAGAGAAGCACAAGTTGGTGTTATTATGATGCCAATACTATTCTCAGAACCAGATAGATTAGGTGGTGATGAACAACTTGCAAATTTATTACAAGGTTCGTTT